CCACAATTCAACCATATAGGTAAATTATGAGTATTACTATACCCCTGTCTATCACAGGTGCTGCACAAACTGGCTTTACAGCCCCAGCTTATACAACTGTTGTCGATTCACAACCAGACGTAAATTCCAAGCAAAACGCAGTTACTGCGCTAGGTGGAACCCAAGCAGGTGTGGTCGCGCACAGCGTAAACGTTCCGTTTACGATAAGTGTAAGGCGTCCGGCGGTCCTTAAAATCTTAGCGGTAAAGCTGCTAAATGGGATCACGGGTAAATACAGTAAGGTTCCTACCAATACTTACACTTTGCTCACTCGCAAGGGAGTCAACATCCAATCGGGTCAAACCGAAATGATGATGATACGTACAACGTTTGAAGTACCAGCTGGTGCCGATACGTTTGACATTGCGAACGTCAGAGCTGCCTGCTCCGCGCACATAGGTGCATTATCTGCCACCAGTGCGGGGATAGGCGACACGCTAAACAACGGCGTGTTGGGCTAGAAAATGGCCCAGAGTAAAGGTAGTAAAACGACGAAAGGCAAGGCTATGAAAACTAGCCTTGTTAATCCACTAACCCTTGATGGTGATCTAAAGGCGCTTAAGCAAATGGCAAGTTCTGCAAATGCTCGAGCCGCCCTCTTGAATCACTTAGTTGCTTCATTAACTAAGAAGTAACTGGTTAGTTTTGTTGATTTACGTGGAACTATGTGTAACGGTTGCTTATTTTCTTATAGGCACCTTCCTTCTATATATTATATGGAGAACCTGATGAAAAAGACTTCGCTCTTTGATCAACTTATTGAGTGTCTAACACTTGATTTATCGTCTGTCACAGATTCCGGCAATGCCGGAAGACAGTTTGCGATCAACCAGTTGCTGCCCGGGGTGCGGAAACGCTACATCGGCTCGACGAGGAGATCGATTCTAAGTGAATCTGAAAGGGATCTCGCTGCGAAAGCTGCATTTCTTGATCAGAACAGTTGGTGCAAACACATCAACGAAACATTTAGTCAGAGAGTCGCCAATTGCTACTTAACTAACCTTGTTTGTAATGAGGTTAGATTGGAGCTTGAACGATTCTTCAACGATGGATCAGAACTTATCTTTGATGATATCAAGATGGGTTTGAATTTGAATGTCGGCCCTGGGGCTGTTACTGGGGTTCACTCCGATAACAGTTTCTACGCCAAAGTCGCATCTTCTAACGCGACGTCGACATCAAAATCAGTAACTGCGTATCATAATCGTTTGATACGTATGAATCCTCTTAGTTACGCTACGGAGAAACACCGCAAGCTAGTTTGGGGGAGGCAAGACGTCAATGACGCTATACCAGAGTTAATTACCGTTCCAAAGAACGTTGAGAAGAATAGAGTCATCTTGAAACAACCATCCCGCAATATGGAGCTCCAACTCAGTATACATAACATCGTATCTGATAGAGCCCGTGCGATTGGTTGGTTCGACCTGTTGAACCAGCAATCCATTAATCGGAATTTCGCCTACCTTGGTAGTCGTCAGACCGAGCATGGGGTTGCTAGGACATGGAGATTCTGCACTCTTGATTTATCGAGTGCTAGTGATTTCCCCTTTATGGTCGCGAGTCACCTATTACCAGAAGTTGTCTATGATTTGACTAGGTTTACTACCACGCCGTGGATAACGGTCGATGGGCAAGTTAAGCCTTTGCATATGTATTCAACAATGGGAACGGGTTTCACGTTTGTTATAATGACTGTCATTCTGTCCGCGATCGTTCGTGTTCTATACAGTTTGCACGGCCTACCGCTTAAGGATCAATTAAGAAATTCATTGACACCTGGGCGATTTGGCCTTACGTACGCTGTGTATGGAGACGATATTATTGTGGATCAATCAGTATATTCGGATCTTCTAAAGGTCCTCGATGTGCTGGGGTTTCGTGTAAACGTCGACAAAAGTTTTTCCGACGGTTTGTTTCGCGAAAGTTGCGGAGCAGATTTCTACGATGGATACCCCGTTCGGCCTGTCTACTGTCAAGATTTAGTCAGTAGACAAGATTGTGCGTCTCTTTATAACAGGCTTGTCCGTTGGGCAGCGCTTCACAGCGTCCGCTTAGATAGGGGCCTGCTATTGTTGGCACGGAGGTTTAAACACCATCGTGTCCCCAATTATGAGGACGATACAGCTGGCATCCACGTACCCATTGAGTACGCGCCGACCCTCTCAGCCGCGCTTCGAAAGAAGCTCGCTGTAAATCCAGGTAGTATTATTTATACCTGTGACGTGCCAAAAGCACGGAGAAAGGCGTTGTTGCGTCGTAAATTTTATACGTTGCAATGGACGTGGGTTTATAATCGCTTTGTAGAAAAACATCGGTTGGTGTACGACGAAAGTTTTGCACCCGGGGTTAACCCGTTTGGATACCTCCATGCCATGTTAGGCGGTTATATTAGGGATGGGCGTTATTCCGTGAGGAGTAACGTTGTGAGTTATGATACGGAAATTCGTATCTGCCCTGGTTGGGGAGATGCGAGCATTTGTATCGAGGGTTACCCAGTAATTGGGGCCTCGGG